TTAAAGTTCTTTCTAGGGTATATTAAGAAAAAGTGTTTCTTTACAAAGTTAATCGCCTCATAATACTCATCCTTTGTCATCTGATTATTCTTGTAGTATGGGTCAGCACTCTTGCCAATGTACATCTCTACAATGTCATTAAAGAAGTCTTTCATCGGCATATTCTCTGGACTAAATACACCAAACTTCCAACCATCGTGAAACGCCTTAACAGTAGCAAGCTGGTTCAGAAGCAAAGACTTTCCTTCATTCTGGTAGCCTGTCCAGATATTAACCTCTCCCATTCTCCAAGTCCAAGCCTTATCTACGTGAGGAATGTATGTGCTTGAACCTCTTTCTTGACCGTTCTCAAAACCATCCATCATAGAGTCAACAACATCATCAACGTCAAAGATACCCTCTACTTTAGGTGCTTCAGCCGTTTTAAGGCGGTTTCTGAGACTTTCTACACCTTCCTTGACTAATACCTCATTAGCGTCCTTAAACGGTCTTAAATCGACTATTTTACACTTCTCTGCGCCAAAACGTCTAATTAACTCTTGTTGCAAGTTCCTACCATTGTCATCATTATCGGTAGCAATATAGATAGTAGATGCCTCGTCAAAAACGTCATAACAGGTTGTTAGACACTCAAGTTTCTTGTCAATACTCTTGTCTCCAACATTGGGCGCACCCATATTAACAGAGGTGTGATAAGAAATTCCGATAACTTCCCAACTCAAGGAATCAATCTCTCCTTCGCATATAACAATCTTTGGTTGACCTTTAACACCATCGTAGTTGTATATGATTGGTTTTGCATCTTTAGCTTGAGCAAAGAATTTACCGTCTAAACCTCGCTTCTTGTAGTTTACAAGTTCTTTATCTTTAATATAAGGAAAGAAAATGTTTCTGTCATCAGATGATGATACAATCTTATTTCTTTCAATAACCTCATCGGTTATGCCCCTTCCGTTAAGGAATTTGCGCCCCCTATCAGAGATTCTCTTCATATTTGTTTTAGATGGTTTTATGTATTGTTTCATTGGCTTCGTGTATTGTTGCATTTCTTTTGCTTTTTTTACTGTTCCTTTATATCCGCATTTGTGGCAATTATATACGCCCATCAATATGTTGATAGACAAGCAAGTGTCTTTCCAGTTCTCCTTACCTAAAGACTTGCATTTAGGGCATTTAACCTTTTGTTCCTCACTATTTCCCTTCGGTTCTACGCCTAAATCTAAAAATTCTTGTACAAACATTTGGTAGTCTCGTTTTTATTTTGTTTTTTTTACAATTATATAACATGTTACGTATTATAACATGTATCGTATTATAACATGAGTATTAAATATTTATAATATGTATCATATTATAATTCTTTATATAACATGTATCGTTTCGTAACATGTTAATGCTTGTATTGAGGATTTATGTATATTCTACGTTGCTTACCGTCATAACCTAAACTCTTCGTTTCCCTGCGAATACAGGCACTTTCCTCAAGCTTCTTTAAGATTCTATATATAGTCCTGTCTGTTAAAGAGAAAACCGCACACAGATGCTTATTTGTCGAAAAACAATATCCCTTTTCCTTTGATAAGGATTTTATGTATGAGAATACTGCCTTTTCAGTAAAGTTTAATTTGCCTAAACCTTCCATATCTACTTTTATGTAATTAGTTTTCATAGCTAAAAAAAGGGGGTTTTTACACCCCCCTATGTTTATTTAGAACGGAAAGTCATCATCGACTTTAACTGGTTCTGGTTTTGGTTTGTTGTCCGAAGATGGTTGCCACTCGTCAATGTAAACACTATGAGTTTTACCATACTGGTCTGCCTCTTTCTTTTTAGAGACTCCTAATCTTAAATAACGCTCTCCGTTATATTCACTCCAAAAGTCTTTGACTTTGGATTCAGCGATAGAGATGTTTACAATCTCCATTCCGTTTGGTGCTTGTCGACCTGTGCCAACATACTTCTTTTCATTCATAATTTATGTATTTAATAATTGTTCTACTTTTTTACTTACTTTATAATGCTTTCTAATGTCTTGCATTGTTTTTCCTGAGTTTAACGCTTTCTTGGCGTTATCAAACTTGCTACCTTTATCTGGCAACCAACTCATATCATCTGCAACAGCATTTGATTTAGTCTCATGTTTGTTAGTCGAATCGGCATCCTTTGTATCATCTATTAAGAATAAACCATTTAGGGCGTACTTTCTAGCGTAAGATGAACTACTACCAAAGCATTGCGCCACATCCATACCCTTTCTATTAGGGTCAATACCTGCTTGTGCTGAAACCTCAATAACACCTTCAATGTCTTTGAACTGTGCTGTTGATTCAACAAAAGAAAGTCCGTTGTCCAATTCTATGACCTTATCAGAAATAGTCAAGACAACTTTATGTTCTACGAGTAGAGGTTTTACTGCTTCCAGTATATCCTCACAATTACGGTACTTATATTTACCGAAACTGTTATATTGATTTTTAGGTGCTTTCAGTCTCCCCTGAATGTTCACCAGTTTTTCATATATATTCATAGGACAAATATATAAATTCCAACTGACATTACAAAATAATATCGAAATTATTGAAGTTATATCCGTACTTATTATTGAGGCATAACCTGTAAGCACGTTGCCCAGTATTGTTTAATATGAAGAATCCTTTATGCTCATCGTGCCATACAGCAAAGAAATCAACATCACTTGTTGAATAGTAACCTTTACCGTTTTTTATTTCAATCTGAGGTGTCTTTTGCTTTTTTGAAGTGTATCTATTGGCACACATAAATTTAACCTGAACCTTATATAGCTTGTTATTCTTCTCTAATATACAATCATAAGTAGAAGCGTCTAACAGGGGCATAGACACATTAAACCCATACTCTATTGCCATTGTAGCGAACTTGTACTCCGCAAAGCAACCTTTCTGATTTATGTTCATGAAACTAATATACAAAAAAAAGTGGCAACCTAAAAAAGCTACCACCTTTACGAAACAAAATGAAACAAATGAAAACAGGGATAACCTGAACACTACAAATATACCCTATTAAATTCATAAGGGGGTATTAAATTCATAGAAGTTATTAACGACCTTGTCCTCTGTATTTCTTTTTATATCCTTTTTGACCTACTGAAGCGTTCTTAGAGTGAACATTTGGTCTTTTACTCCTAGATTCTGGAGTATATGCGTTAATTATCTTCTTTGGCACTTTTCTTATATTTTTCCCAAGTTCTTCCAACAAAGTACGCACCATAGACAGTAACGAGTAGTGTCTGAAAAATAGGGATATATTCTTTCTGTATTCTAAACTGTCCAATGTTTCCATCGGTAAATGCCAATAAGGTAAACATGACCGTAAGAAATACCAAAGTAAGCGGTCTAATATTCTTCGACAGCCAACTATCACTTTGCATATCATACTTCCAACGCTCTGTAACTTGTTCTTGAGCATCCTTATCAGCATCCTCTAATAGTCTTTGAATACGTTCTTTGGCTAATAGCCTTTCCTCATCAGTAGTGGTTAACTTATCTATAACACCACCAATGTCCTTTATAAGACCGCCAGTTATTAGATTAAGTATCTTTTTCATTTAGTAAGTCCAGATAACATTCTTGGGTTTACTTGGGTCAACATCTATATGTATAAAATTACTTCCTATACCTATTCTGCCAACACCAACAAGTCTTATGGCGTTTAGTAGTTTAAACCTAGACGATGAATCGGTTACAGCTAAGTCTGCTGCAAAACCTTTTAAATGAGACGAGTTTCTTTTTCCGCCAGCCTCTTTATTTGCCTCCTTAGTTCTAAATCCAGAAGTAATGTGTATTGGACTTCCGTATATTTCTCTTATTGCATCTAAAATAGAAAGCAATTTAGGACTCATTTTTTCACCACTTCCTTCTAAATCTGGTGAATCAAACTCTTCGTATTTAAAGTATCTCATAATAATTATTTTTTATTTCTTCTTTTTAACTCGTACCACTTTTGAGCTGTATAGCCAATAGTAACTAATAATAAAAGTATTTTAAGGCTATCTTCTAATATATCCATTGTACTAACTGTAATAGCTGATAGGTTTATTATATAAAGTTTGAACGAGTTTAAATCCATTTTAGTAAGGTAATCCGTCTATATGTTCTAACTCTTTATTCCTGTTAGTTATATAGCTAGTGTGTTTGTCATCTATTTTATTTTCTAATACTTCTTTTTCATCTTCCATAACATCAAAGCACCACTCTAATAAAACATCTTCTGTTAAATCTTCAAAGGGAATAAAGTCATCATCAATACCATTGTACTCATTGGCAATAATATATCTGATTTTCTCAATATGATTTGAAGCTGTTTGAGCATATACACAAGTAACATTAGTGACAAAACCATCTTCTTGCCTTCTTGTTACATTCGTTATTTGCCAACCGTCTTTCATATTATGGTCTTGTAGGTCTATCTCCGTTAGGAAAGTCAGCCTGTTGTGGATAATCTCTTAATTCCTCTCTATACACTAAATAAGAAGCGTGGTCAGGATGGTCTGTTACGGATACTATCCAATCAGTACCACCCAATTCACTATTCCGCCATTGACGTTCTTCATTTTCAATATCCTCTTGTGTAGGTTCTTGCGGTTCGTTATAAGTTTTTATTTCAATAGTGCCACTTGGATGTGTGTATTTTAGTTTATCACCATCTTGTGGCTCTTGGTTTGGATTTGTTAAGTTTTCTATTATCATAATTTCTATAATTGACTATCTAAATAATATTTTGCTGAACCACTTGACGCATAACCTGAAGTGCTATATATACCATTTGTTTTACATTTAACTAATATACTGCTCTCAAATCTTAATTTTGGTAAGTTGTAATTTTTGAATTCACTTGCGCTGTATAATCTTAAATAAGCCTTTCCTGTTGTTCCTCTTACTTGTGGTGGTAATGATGTACTCCCTGTTGACCTTGTAGCACCACCTAGTCCTAAAATTCCATTACCATCAGGATTAGCGCTAAGATTACTTGAGCTGTCAGAACCCCACGCTGCAAATCCCCATAATAGCCTTGTGTAAATGTCATTCCAATCTGGGTCGCTACTATAATCAAAACTGTAAACTTTTTCAGTACCACCATCAACTGTAATTTTTATTTCTTGCGTTGCTTCTAATCCACCAACAGGAGTTATAATGCAACATAAATATCCGCTTCCATTTGTTACGTTAGCTAATGTTATTTCGGTGTTGTCTGTTGTTTGTGATACAGCACCGCTACCATATAAACCATAATAATTACCTGTACCAAGATATGGACAATTAGCAGAATTACTTAAATTAGATGTAGTACTTGTATATGTACTTGTATAAAACATTTCCTCAATGAAACTTGTATTATTAGCTGCCAATGTAATTTTGTTTATTTTATCAGGGTCTGTTATTTCTGTTGAACCACCGCCTGTTGCTGATGGGAAAAATGTTGTGTAATTACTCATTGTTTATATTTATTAGTTACCACCGACCACAACCCATCCACGAGTAGCGTCGCCATATATTAATTCAAAAGAGGCATATTGATTATCTAATGTCATATCAGATGCATCAGCCATTATATTACTTCCGTTTCTTGCTAATACGCAAGTTGTTGTACCACTTAAATTTGATACTTTTATGCTATCACCACCACTCGGACTTGCAGGTAATGTTAGCGTTGCACTTGCTGTAAAGATATATAAATTATCTTTTGATGCTGTTGTTGCGCCTGATACAATATTAGGGGTGTATGAACCACCTGCATTCGCCCAACTGAAAGTGCCATCACCATCAGAAGCTAATACTTGCCCTGATGTACCATTACCACTTACGTTCAATTCATCAGCACCTACTGCGTTGTTTGATATACTTGCTGTAATGGCTGTTGTACCACTTCCTGTTATATCTCCTGATAGTGTTACCGTTTCGTTGCCTGTTAAGTAGTTTTCATCATTTGTCCATTGACTATTACTTCCACTTTTATTTGTTAGTGTGTCAGTTGACGATGCTGTTATATAATTTTCTCCGTTTGTAAGTTGGTTGTTATTAGTAGGAATTACTGTATCCCCTGCTAATGCAGTTGTAGATGTAGTACCCAATTGAAGCAAAGGAGTATCGCCCTCTAAAGCAGTTCCCGCTGTCGTTCCTAACACCATACTAACTTTAGCGTTGTTAGCTGTTATATCACTAGCTTGTTGTGTGGTAATGCCTACTTTTGCGTTATTAGCCGTAATGTCTGATGCCTGCTGTGTAGTGATACCAACTTTTAAATTGTTAGCACTAATATCAGAGGCTTGTTGGGTGCTTATAGTTGTAGTATCACCTGCTAAAGCTGTTGTTGATGTTGTGCCTAATTGTAATAAGGCAGTATCTCCTTCTAGTGCTGTACCTGCTGTTGTGCCAAGTACCATACTAGTTTTAGCTGTATTAGCTGCTACGCTTGTGTTAGCCGAAACCCTTGCTTCAGTATAGTATAAATTTGTACCCTCACTTAAATCGCTTGTACTCTTGCTAGACAAATCTAAGTTTGAGCCTGTCTGTAAGTTTACTCTAGCATCTGCTCTTGCGTCTGTGTAATACAAGTTAGTAGTGCCTTCAGCAATATCATCAGCGTCTAAAACAACCTCTCCTGTTTGACTGTTTACACTATCAACAGGTGCTGTACTACTTAATGTTACAGGCTCGTAATTAGAAGAGGTACTGTTATATTGTAATACTTGTCCGTTAGATGGTGCGGTAGCAGATACATCTGTAAGGTCTGCCGTATCAAGAGATACTGCTCCTGTCGCTCCATTCACACTATCTACTGTATTTACTTCAGCTCCTGCTTCTATGCCTGATAGTTTAGTGCTACTTGCGCTATCAAAACTAATCTTAGCTGTATTTGCCACTACATTAGTGTTGGCAGACACCCTTGCCTCAGTATAGTAAAGGTTGCTAGACCCTTCTGATAGACCATCAGTATTTGTAGGGTTAACTTCTGCGCCAGCCTCTATTCCAGATAACTTGTTAGCATCAGCCGTAGGATAACTATTTTTAGCTGTATTAGCTGTTACTGCTGAATTGGCAGAAACTCTTGCATCTGTGTAATACAAGTTTGTAGTACCTTCTGTAATATCATCTGTATCAAAGTCAGTAAAGTCAATAGCAATATCATTTGCATTTGCTGTAATACCTGTGCCACCTGCTACATTTAGTGTTACATCTCCTGTTGTGCCACCACCTGTTAGACCATCTCCTGCTGTTACTGCTGTAATATCTCCACCACCTGAACCGCCTGATGATGAAATGGTTACTGTACCCGCTGCTTCAGTTATACTTACGTTGCTTCCTGCTGCAAAAGTTAGTGTTTCAGAAGTATCAAGTGTATTACCGCCTGCTACAACAGGTCTACGTGTTACTTTAGCTGTGTTAGCTGTTACATCAGTATTTGCAGATACTCTAGCATCAGTATAATATAAGTTTGTACCCTCACTTAAATCACTTGTACTCTTATTTGATAGGTCTAAATTTGCGCCTGTCTGTAAGTTAACCCTAGCGTCTGCTCTTGCATCTGTGTAATACAAGTTTGTAGTGCCTTCTGAAATATCGTCAGTATCTAATGTTACAACGCCTGTTGCTCCATTAACACTATCAACAGCTCCTGAGCCTGACCCTGCCCCTATATTTGAAAGTATGGTAGTTTTATCACTAGCGGAAATACTTGTAGCTGCAACTAGACCTGCGGTTACATTTGCAGCGTCTGTTACGTCTGCGCTTTCTTCGATTCCTGCAAGTTTTGTAGAGTCAGAAGATGGGTATGAATTTTTAGCAGTATTAGCTGCTACACTTGTATTCGCAGATACCCTAGCTTCTGTATAGTAAAGATTACTAGAACCCTCTGTTAATCCATCTGTGTTTGTTGGGTTTACTTCTGCTCCTTCTGCTATGCCATCAAGTTTATCGTGATGTGCAGTAGACATAACACCTGCTGCTGAACTACTTGCTTCGCTTATAGTAGCATCTGTACCTCCTGAATTTGTTACTGTAACAGAAGTTGTAGTTGTAGATGTACCTAAATCAACACTTCCGCCACCGCCGCCTGA